TTGAACCGTCTAGGCATCAACGCCGCCACGCAAAACACATCCCTTGCCAACGAAACGGCGTCCTGGAGGGCATTGCAGGGTTCCATCAATTCGGGTATTTCCGGTGCTGCCGGGGGTGCCAAGGGTGGGCCGGTGGGGGCGGCTACCGGGGCATTGACGGGAGTAGCCAATCAGGTAGCGTCATGGGCAATTGAGGTCAACCAAAACAACCAATCCCTAGGCATTGCCAACAACCTTTCTAGTTCCTCGAACCGGGCCACGGTGGAGCAACAGGGATACGTTCGGGACACGAATAAAAACTACGCTGATTATGCGGCACGCGGGGATTACCAAAACCAGATTGCTGCTATCAACGCCAAGGTCCAGGACGCGCGGCTGATCCAACCCACAACAGCCGGTCAGGTTGGCGGGGACGCGTTCAATCTCGCAACGTATAAGTGGGGTTACGATATCAAAGTTAAAATGTTGAATGCCGGGGCAATGCGGACCATTGGGGAATATTGGCTGCGGTACGGGTATCAAATCAACATGTTCGGCACCATGCCCGCATCCCTCATGGTTATGACACGATTTACCTACTGGAAGCTGAGGGAAACCTACATTACTGCCGCGCAATGTCCCGAAACTTTCAAACAAGCCATTCGGGGAATCTTTGAAAAAGGCGTGACTGTCTGGAACAATCCCGCCGAGATAGGAAACATTGACATAGCAGACAACGCAATCGTGGCAGGGGTGCAGTTGTAATGAGCAGGAAAAAGAATGATCTTGTTTACACTCAGTACTATGAGCCGCATTTGAACGGTGGTCAGCGGAACAACCCCACCAACAATCAGCAATGGCTGACCGAACGCATGTATATGCGGGTGCTGACGGAGTTGTGTGCTAACCGTTTCAAGTGGGTGGGTTTGCCCGATACGGTTGATGAGCGTTTCCTGGAACTGACGTTGTTTTATCACGGTTTGGCGGTGTTCTACTGGGATAAGGACATTGACCGGTATCTCACTTTGAGGGCATCGGGTGCGGGTAGGACGAATATGTATGACAACCCAACGAGTTTCACGGTAACCGGTGGGGCAATGATCAATAAAACGTTGGGTCCAAAGAACTGTGTCCCCATTTGGAGCAACTATTTGCGGACACCGGACCTGGATATTGTGTTGCTGTATTCCAAGAAACTTGCTGACATTGACCGCACCATTGAGATTTGTGCTCGGAACATGCGGCAAACAAAGGTTATTCGCACCACTGAGGATCAGCGTCATTCATGGGTGAACATTGTTAGGCAAATGATGGAGGGGCAGGAGGTTGTTTTCGGTACGCGGCAATTGAACATGGAAGATATTGACGTGATGGACCTTGCCCCGCATCCCGAAATGTTGCCGAATCTGCAAATCGCCAAAGTGAAAATGTGGAATGAGTGCATGACCCTGCTTGGCATCAACAACGCTAATCAGGAAAAACGTGAAAGACTCGTAGCTGATGAAGTGTCAGCGAACGATCAGCAAATCGCGGCAACGCGGGCAATCAACATGAACGCACGCCTCCAGGCGTGCGAGCAAATAAACCGAATGTACAAGAAACTCAATGTGTCGGTGCGGTTCAACCTTGATGCTCCCGAAACCCCTCAATTGGCATTTGATCCAAGCATGGAATTATTTAGCATGGGTGGTGAATAAGCATGGCAACTTTCACTATGACATTGAAAGATGCTTTGGAGATTGATCCTGAATTATTGGACGCTGAATACCCAATATGGAGTGAGGCATACCGGGAAACCCTGGATCAGACAATAAAGGATTGGTTTTGGAACCGTGAAATCGGTCAGGAAACCCTTGAAATGTTCAAACTTGCGTACCGGCGCAAAATGAACCTCATTATGCCGTTCTACAATCAACACTACGTTTTGTCGGATATTGACCTCAATCCACTGGAAACCATCAACATTAGGAATCTGTCCGCTAGTGAGGGTGAGACAACTGGTACTGGGAATTCCACCAATGAATCAAACAGCGGTGCGAAATCCAGGGTGGTTGCATCGGATTTCCCGCAAACCCGGTTGGCCGGTGACGGGGATTACGCCTCAAGTGCTCAAGATTCGGTATCCGATGCACTCGCGGCTAGCACAACGACGGAAACGAATTCCGGCACGCAAAACGGCACAGTAGACAGCACAACCTCAGGTTTCCAGGGTCATTCAGCGGTGTTGATAGCTCAATATCGTCAAACGCTGGTGAACATCGATATGATGATCCTTGAAGAACTTGAATCGCTGTTTATGCTGATATGGTCAAACGGGGACGAATTCACTGAAAGGCAGGGCTACGGTTATGGCTATTACGGATTTCCCTTTTAGGATTGGCCCGATAAACAACATCACCCCGTTTACCTACCGGGACGGGGTAACCTATCTGGAAATCCTGTACAAGCTGCGGGATTACATCAACCTCACCTTGCGACCTGAATTTGATGCTGAAATGGAACGCATCATTGAGGAATTCAACGCCGGTATCGCCAACGCTGAGGCGCACGTTGACGAAACGAGCGCCACCCTAACGGCATTGGTGAACACGACCAATGCGGCATTGACAGCACTTGTCAATGAGGCGCGGCAGTACGTTGATGATGAAACCGCTGAGGCCCGGCAGTATGTTGATGATGCTATTGAATTTATCAACAACAAAACCGGTAACGTTGAAATTCAGCGTGCAACACTCACCGGACCCTACACCCTCAACATTGACCCACTATGGCCCACCAACCACCCTGTAAGGTTTGTGCTTACTCAGGACGCTACCGGCAACCGTTCCGTAACCTTGGGGGCAAACATTGTTGGCCCGCTCAATGTGCATAAAGCTGCGAATAGTTCCACCCTGTTTGAACTTGTACCCAATGGGGACGGTACATGGGATGTTGTCCAGGACGATGCAGAATATGAGCCGATCAACCTTGCAGTAAGGGCCGATCCAACAGGGGTAGCCGACTCTACCGCAATTATTCAGGCTGCTTTCGATGAAGCGGCAGCGCTGGCGCAAGCCGGTGGCGGAACCCGCAAAGTGGTGTTCGGGTCCAGTGCTTTCGTGAAACAGCCAACCTACCTTATCAATGGCCGGGTCGTCCTGGAGGAATGGGTTGTCGCTGAGGCCGAAACGGGTATGATTCGCATAAAGTGCGGCACTGCCACAGCCGGTATTGATGTTGGCAACGGGACGGACACCCCGTATCACGCGGAATTGAACAACATTCTCGTTGATGCAAACTTTATTGCAGACAATCCCGTTGTGTTCAACAAAGTATCGGAGGTTTATTCCCGCAGGCTTTTTGTTACCAACCTGACCGACGCGGGGCAGGGAATCAAGCTGCACAACTGTCTTGGTGTCACCCTGGAAAATCCTTCTATTTCCCGGAATTCAGTGCAGCCGCACGGTATCGGGGTTGGCATTCGTTTTACCGGTACGAGTGCGGGATATGTTGTTGTCAGGGATCATAATTTTTTCAACCTGAAAGATGCTTTCCGATTTGAAACCGGGGTTTCAAGCCTCAACATTTCCGAGGGTTGGAATGAATGGATCACCAATTACCACACCGTTGCTGTCACGGCGTTTGCGTCATTCGGTCAACTCGTTACGGAAAACAGTCATTTCACCGGAACCGACGCAATACACCGACTGTTCTACCTGGAAAAAGCTGACAACGGCTACGGCATCACCAATTTTGACGTAACAAAATTTAGGATGATCGGCGCAAACGTCACGTCAGCGCTGATTGACATTTCAGCAGTAGCCAACACAGCCGGTATTACGAAATTCACCCTGGATAAAGGCGACTGGTCACTTGGCGCGAATGCTACCGTTCTGTCAAAGCACGCCTCAACACCGTGGCATCAAACCTTTGTGCGTATCCGGTATTTCAACGCAATGCCCTTTGCTAAACTCCCCGTACAGGGAACGGATTGCCAGCTAACCGCGCAATCCCATCAGGGATGGGATCGCTTCGCCAATGGTGTAAGCGTCAACGGGGACACCGCGCGAACCGATGGGCATATCAAATGGAACAGCACAACCAAACGGCTGTCCCTGGATATCCTCAATAACGGCGTCTATCATGATATTCCCGTTAGCGGGGATTACATTTCCGGTGCGCTGGTAGCAGACAAGAGCCAAACATTCGCAGCAGGTTCCTACTATTCACCCAACGGGGCACGAAGCACATTCGCCACCATTGAAAACCGCATGACCGTTGTTCCATTCCATGTGCCCAAAACACAGCAATTTACCCGTATCGGTGTTGAAGTAACAACAGCCGCGGCGGGATCAACAATCCGTTTGGGTATTTACAACATCGGTCCCACCGGTTTGCCCTCAACGCTGGTACTCGATGCCGGGACCATTGATTCATCCGTATTAGGTGCGGCGGAACTGACTATTGATGTGACGCTCGTTGGCGGTTTATACGGTCTTGCAGCGGTAGCCCAGGGCGGTACCCCGGCTGTCCGCACCCTGACCGGTGGCGGGGGAATCAGTGTCGGGGGCGGTTCCCTGGCTTCCGTGACCCAATCAAACCCGAACACCGGCTTCTATCAAAACAACGTCTCGGGAACACTGCCAGCGAACTACACCCTGACCGACCGCTCACTTGCACCAACACTCGTTGCAGTCAAAACAGCATAGTTCAAGGGGTTTGACTCAATGACATACAACGATGAAGCGAAAGCGCTAGGGGTCAAGATTCTTGGTGTTGTTGAGTCAAACCAAAACTATGCGGCGATCAATTACAATGACCCTATTACGGTTGGTGTTGTGCAGTGGTTTGGGACGCGTGCGGCATCCATTTTGGTGCGTATGCGGGATGAAAACCCGTCAGCGTGGTATCAGGTTGCCCCTTCCCTTGCCGGTCAGTTGTATGAAATCCCGTCCAACAACGCTTTTTGGAATTCCCGGTATCTTACCTTTGCTGAGGGTGAATCACTCAAACCGGTACTCTCAGCTAATCAGGCTATCCAAAACGATCAGCTTATAGACGATATGGAAGTCTATAAGAACGTGGCAATCAGTTACGGTTTTGACCCTGACAGCAACACCGAAACCGTTCTCTATTTTTTCTCCATGCACCATCAGGCACCGGCCTATGCCCTCGAAGTTGTGCAAACCCTGGACACCACGGCAACACTCGCCCAAATCCATGCGGCATGTTTGGCGCACCCGGTGTTGGGTCAGTACGGGGTCAGGTATCAGACAACGCATGACCTGATCGTGGAGGGTGACCTGTCCGGCGTGGAACCGCCACCGCCGGAACCTGATGATGGGGTTACTGAGGTACCGCACGCGGGACAGATAACCTATATTCATTCCACAGCGAACCGCATGTTCATTCAGTGGAAAGACGGGCACCGGCTCGAATGCATCCCCAACGGCAGGGATTACTGGATACCGATATCCGATGCCACCGTAACCGATCCGCCGCCGCCACCGGTTGACCCGCCCCCGCCCACAACCGGGGCATGGACCCACCCACTGCCGGGGGCAACGTTGACTAGTCCTTTCGGGCCGCGCGCCTTTGACGGTTTACACTCATTCCACTACGGCATTGACCTTGCCCACCCTGCCGGATCACCTGGAGACGTACTCGCACCAACAGCAATGGTTATCACCGTAGCCAAACCCAACGGCACAGGTGTTTGGAGTGCCGGGGAATACGTCAAAGGACGCACCCTGGACAACGCCTACACATTCAACTTCTACCACTTGCAAGCAGGATCATTAAACGTTGCCGTAGGGCAACAGGTTCCCGTAGGACACAAGCTAGGCGTGGAGGGTGCAACAGGAAACGTCACCGGACAGCATCTGCACTTCGAGGCCTACGCAGGAACCCCCAACGACCCCTGGCCACCACCCTACGGAAACCCCATCGACCCCCTACCCATACTCAGAAACAACGGAGTACCCATCTAGGGCAAGTCCCTTGCCGGGGTATTTTGTCAAAAGTGGCATAATGAAAGTAGTTACGTCGGACCCTCACCTATTGGAGACATAATCATGACCGCCACAGTTGTTGATATCGATTCGGTAGGACTCCGCTACTACAACTACGACACTCTGTTTTCGTATAACGGCGTCTATAACTTTCTTGTGGGTGCGCGCGGTTTGGGTAAGACGTATGGCGCGAAAAAGCAGGTTATCAAGAATTTCATTCGCAAAGGTGAACAATTCATTTATCTGCGCCGCTACAAAGATGAACTGAAAACCTCCAAAGCTAGTTTCTTTGCCGACATTGAGCATGAGTTTCCGAATTATGATTTCAGGGTCAACGCGTTTCAAGCTGAAATGGCAACATCGGAGACGCGGGGGAAGAAACAACGTGACTGGGTGCCGATGGGATGGTTTGTGCCCTTGTCCACGGCGCAAAGCCTCAAATCCGTTGCTTTCCCCAAAGTCACCATGATTATTTTCGATGAATTTATTATCGAAAAAGGCACCATTCATTACCTGCCGAATGAGGCCACAGCGTTTACCAACTTTTTCTCCACTGTTGACCGTTCCAAGGATAAAACCCGCGTCCTGTTCCTGGCAAACAGTGTTAGCATCATGAACCCGTATTTCCTGGAATATGATATCAAGCCGGATCAGGTAGGCGAATTTGTACGCAAATACAACGGTTTCGTGGTGTGCCATTTCGCCGACAGTGCCGAATTTGCGAAAGGTGTTTACCGGACACGCTTTGGTCAATTCATCCAAAATACCGAGTATGCTGATTATGCTATTGGTAACGAGTTTCAGGACAATAACGACAACCTCATTGGTCTGAAATCCTCGAAAGCAAAGTACACTTACAGCATAGAGACAAAGAACGGTACTTTTTCTGTTTGGATTGACTGGGACGGTCCCTACTATTTCATCCAGGAAAAACTACCCAAACAGCAAACACTCTTTACCATCATGCCGGAACGGATGAAAGACGGTAAAATCCTCACATCCTACAACGATAAAATGGTGCAGCTACTAAGGACCGCATTCCGCAACGGAAACGCCTATTTCGACACCGCCAAGAGTCGAAACGCATTCATTG